GACTTTGGAAGAACGCCGGCGGCTGTGTTTAAGCAGCGAGACCCCCGCGGGCGCGTAGTGACCATAGCTGAGTTGGTTTCGGAGAACATGGGTATAGAAACTTTTATTCGGACTAAGCTCAATCCATACATAGCTAACAATTTGCAGGGGTGCACGTTCCTTGTTGCGCCTGACCCAGCCGGGTATGCGAAGCAGCAGCAAAATGAGATGTCGTTGGTTGATGTGCTCAAAGAGGCAGGTTTTAAGTGCGTCAAACCGCCAACAAACAAGCCGGAGCTACGAATTCAGGCCGTAGAGCGTCTTTTAGTGCAGCAGCTTGAGGGTAAAGCGTTGTATTTAATTGACCCTGCGTGCACGTCGTTGATTAAAGGATTCCGTTACGGCTACCGGTACAAAATCAAGAAAAATGGCGAGATGGAAGACCGTCCTGACAAAAATGAGTTTTCTCACGTTCATGATGCTAACCAGTATGCGGACTCTGTGATGGATATGAATCTGCGCGGAGCAAGTATGGGATCAGGCAAACGAGAAATTAAAAAAGTTAAATACGCATACACTTGACCACTTGACAAGCCGGCGTACAATACCGTAACTATTTAAGGACGACCGATGGCAGCCCTAATTCCTGTTGCTCGTGCCTCTGACCTTGAGGCAGAAGCGAAAAAACGCAATGATGTAACACAGAATACACCCGTTATTCAAGGGTTGGCGTCGCACGTCCGAACTCGGTGGGAAAGTTCCCGCACAGGCAAACGCGATCTTGAAGAACGCATGCTTCAGTGTTTGCGCCAGCGCAACGGAGAGTATGACCCAGACAAACTTCAAGAAATTAACGAGCAGGGCGGCTCAAGTATCTACATAAATTTAACTTCGGTTAAGTGCCGTGCCGCTACCAGCTGGCTGCGCGATACGTTGTTGGGTACAGGTCAGGATAAACCGTGGGCAATTTCAGGAACGCCAAACCCTACAATGCCGCCAGAAGTTTTGCAAGAATTGCAAGCACGTTTAGCCAATGAGTTAATGGTTCACATGCAGCAGGGCGGAATGCAGCCTACTGAATCCGAATTGCGCACAATGGCAATGACGATGAAAGATGAAGCCGATCGCGAAATGCGTGAGGAGTCTGAAGAACGCGTTCAGCGCATGTCTCGCAAGATGGAAGATCAGTTGCAAGAAGGCGGCTGGCACCAAGCGTTTAATGAATTTTTAGATGATATTGTTACGTTCCCATACGCTGTACTAAAAGGCCCAATTAAACGTCGCCGTAAAACACTAAAGTGGGAAAACGGCGCGTTAGTTCCTACAGAAGAAATTCGCAACGAGTGGGAACGCGTTGATCCATTTATGATGTATTGGGCTCCTTGGTCTTGGTCGCTTGGAGACGGTTATGTTATTGAACGTCATCGTTTAACAGCAGATGATTTGCAAGCGTTGATCGGTGTTCCCGGTTACAACGACGATGCTATTCGTACAATACTTAATGATTTTGCGACGATGGGCATGAAGCAGTGGCTGTGGACTGATGCCTCAAAAGCACAGGCCGAAGGTAAGTACGTTACCGAAGCTATTATTTCTGGCGACTTGGTAGACGCGCTTCAGTTGTGGGACTCCGTAAAGGGGAGTTTGCTGCTGGAGTGGGGTTTGACAGAAAAAGAAATTCCTGATCCTGCGTTAAGTTATCCATGCGAAGTTTGGTTAATTGGCAGCGTTGTTATTCGCGCTGTGCTAAACTACGACCCGTTGGGTCGCACACCTTACTATCTCACAAGTTACGAGAATCTTCCCGGTTCTGTAGACGGTAAAGGTGTTACTGACTTGTGCCGTGACTCGCAAGCTATGGTTAACTCTTCGGCTCGCGCACTTGCAAACAACATGGGCATTTCTTCAGGCCCGCAGGTTGGTGTAAACATTTCACGCCTGCCAGCAGGCGAAGACATTACAGACATGCACCCATGGAAGATTTGGCAATTCCAAGCTTCTGACTACGGCGATAATTCGCCGCCTATTAGTTTCTACCAACCAAACAGCAACGCCAATGAGTTGATGGCCGTGTTTGAAAAGTTCTCCGCTCGCGCAGATGAGGACACAATGATCCCTCGCTACATGACTGGTGAAAACACACCGGGCGCAGGACGTACGTCATCTGGTTTGTCCATGTTGATTTCTAACGCTGGTAAGGGTATTAAGCAAGTTATTAGTAATATTGATAAAAACGTTATTACGCCAGCCATCGAGCGTTTGTACCAAGACAATCTACGCTACAGCGATGATCCCGATTTGATTGGCGACGTCAATATTGTTGCTACTGGCGCATCTAGCTTGGTAATTAAAGAATCTGAAGCTATACGCCGTAACGAATTCTTGCAGCTTGTTCTTAACAGCCCTGTTGCACAACAGATTGTCGGTATGAACGGTACTGCTGAGTTGCTTCGCGATTCTGCAAAAAATCTTAGCGGTAACGTTGATCGCATTGTTCCGGATCGTAAAGAGCTTGCGGTTGTACAGCAACAGCAGCAACAGATTGCGCAATTACAAGAACAACTTGCGCAGATTATGGGTGAGATGCAGAACGCAGGAGCTATGCCCGGTATGACGCAAGGCGAAGCCCCAAAAAATATGCTTCCAGACGGTAGCCAAGTTGGTGGCCGCGAAAGTAATATGATGTCTGCAAGACCAAATGGAATTTAATGCTTGACTGTGCAAATAGTCAGTGGTATAAAATACGCAAATGAAGATTTTTATAGGCCAAAAGCCTGACCGACAGCACATGCAAGCGCTTCAGCGCTGCAGGCTGGATGAAAACGGTGCTCTGCTGGACTTGTTCCGCAGAAGTCTTGAGGAAACAAAAACCTCTCTGATTTCTGCCGACGACCCCATACGAATACACCGGCTTCAAGGTCGCGCAGAGGTCTTATCAGATTTTCTCGAGGCGGTTGAAAAAGCGCACGAGATTTTCGACCGGGTTAAATGACCCGATTTTTGTAGTCCTAGCAAACCATTATGTTGGACGGCACACCGGTAATCCCGACGCCCGAAATGCAGAGTTGGCGCTTTAAAGGAAATTTAAAATGGCATTGCCTAAGCAAGTAGAAGCTCAATTACGTGAACTGGAACAGATCGAAAAACAAATAGCTGAGAGTCAAAACCAAGCGCCGGATAACCCGGAGCTTACGGAAAATCCTCCAGCTGAACCTTCGACACCTGAGCCTCCGGCAGAAGAGCAAAAACCTGTTGAAACAAAGCCAGAACCGACAGAACCAGTTATAACTGAAGAGACATGGCAGAGTCGCTATATCGCCCTAAAAGGCAAATATGACGCCGAAGTGCCACGCTTACACGCCGACGTGCGGGAATTTAAGGGCCAATTGGATAGTCTCCGAAAGGTCGTAGAAACCAAGCCAGTCGAGACGAAGAAGCCTGCAGTTGCTGAGAAGTTGGTTACGGATGCTGATGTTCAAGCATTTGGTGAGGACTTAATTGAAGTCCAACGCAAGGTTGCCCGCGAAGTGGCAGCAGAGTTTCGAGGTGAGCTCGATGCTATGAGAGTCGAAAATGAGAAATTGCGCGAGCAGTTAACCACGACCGGCACCCAAGTATCAGAAGCATCCTTTGAGCAACGTCTGTACCGTATGGTTCCAGATTTTGAAGCTATTAACGCCGACTCACGTTGGGTTGATTGGCTGAATGAGGTTGATCCTCTGCTCCGAGCACCAAGAAAATCTGTTGCACAAGATGCGTTTAACCGTGCTGATGCCGAAGCCGTTGCACACTACGTCGGAATGTTTAAATCAAGCATTTCCCCCGCAGTACAAAACAACGACAAGGCCGCTGAACTTGAAAAACAAATCCAGCCGAAACGATCTGCTACTAACAGTGCCAACGTTTCGCAGCAAGCTCAAACATATACTGATGCGCAAATTCATCAGATGTTTTTGAAATCTGCGGACTACAGTGCTAAAGGTCGGATTGAAGAAGCAACAAAACTTGAAGCTGAAATTGACGCAGCTTACAGAGAAGGACGCGTTCGAGCGTAATCTCTTGCGGCAGCGTTAAACCCAACCTGTTATTTTTAAGGAGGCCAAAATGGCTGCTGTATATCCCGTCCAAGCTCCGTTTAATACGAGCACATCGTATTCCGGTGCATTTATCCCCACATTGTGGTCTGGCAAATTGCTGGCCAAGTTCTACCAAAACACCATGTTGTCCGAAATCGCTAACACCGATTACGAAGGTGAGTTAAAGAACCAAGGTGATACCATTCGTATTCGTTTGGCTCCCACAATTACTATTTCTGACTACACTGTTGGCCAGAATTTGTCCTACGAAGTTCCCACTCCTATCTTCCAAGATATGCAAGTGAACAAGGGTAAGTACTTTGGCGTGCAAGTCAATGACGTGTTGTCTTACCAAGCCGACATGAACTTGATGAACATGTTCACAGAAGACGCTGCCAAACAGTTGAAAATTCAGATCGAAAACGAAGTGTTTTTTAACAGCTTCGTGACTGAAGGCCCTGCTGCGGCTAACATTGGTGCTACTGCTGGTGCTATCTCTGCCGCCTATAACTTGGGTACAGACGTAACTCCTATCGATCAAGCTACTCCTGAAAACGTGTTGAAGGCTATCCTCCGCATGTCTACAGTGCTTGACGAGCAGAACGTTCCTGAAGACAACCGCTGGTTGATTATTAGTCCTTTTGACCGCCAGTTGTTAATGCAATCTAG